GAAACTGGAATATACCCTGCCTACCCTGCCTACCCTGTCTTTTCCGACACAAATTTTCGCAATGTGGGCAGAAACAATGGCTTCTTTGCATTAATATGTGTATGAGCAAATACGTATACCAAATACAAGGCGCATTGGAAAGTGCGGATGGAAAGTTTCATGGCTTTCGAGTATTGGTGTGTGATTTGAACAATCTTGATTCCGTAGATGTTCCAGTTGAAGTTCTGGACCACGAAACGGCAAAGTACATCCAGTTTCGCCTAAAGTGCACAGAAGGCGCAATGGACATTTCTAAATTGCCGTATGGAGTGCAAAACAAAATTCGAGCGCCGTTAGGGCGTTGGCTGGACCAATGGGTCCGAGAAAATTTCTATGGCGATTACAGCAAACCAAAAAGTATTAACCCTTGATTACTGGAAACCCGCTAGCAAAATTGAAGTTGGCGATTATGTCATTGATAAAAATGGCAACCCAGTCAGAGTCAAACTAGTTCAGCAGTACCGCTCAGAGCAGTGTTATGAAGTGGTATTGAACGACCACCTATCCGTAGCAGGTGATGTGCAGATGGGTTTTCTATTGGAAACCGAAAAGTATCGCAACCGCCTCAAAGACTACAAGGGTATTAAAAAGTTTCGGCGCCCGCTCAAGTTCACCAAACTGGGCGATATGCTTAATATGCCGCTGACCCAAAAGCGGGATGGCAGATCCTCCCTTTCTATTCCCACAACCCAGCCCCTCAATTTGCCGCACCAAGATTTGCCAGTGCCGCCGTTTTTGTTTGGCTTTTGGTTTTTAAACCACAAACCCAAAGGCCATATGGTTTTTCCAAAAGGCCAGCAAAAGTATATTACCGAAAAGTTTAAGGAGTATGGCTATAAGGTAATTGTAGGAGAACGCCACCCCAATGGCGAGCGGCAGTTTATTGTTGACCCGCCGATCTCTAGTCAACTCACGCCGCCCAACCCAGCCAAAATACCGAATAACTATTTGCTGGCATCATCTGAACAACGGCTGCAGTTATTGTCTGGTTTGATTAATGCCAAGTCGCGCCAATACTCAGACCAAAAAGACCGCTTTAGAATCACACATCCGTATTACCCCGCCTTTTTGGGAATCGTTGGCCTAATTGAATCGTTGGGCAACCATACCAGCTGTATGGAACAAAAGCCCGGCAGCTATACTGTATTTTTTAAAACGCGTTTGCGTTTAGTTGAAAACCAAGTCTCGCCGCCCATCAAGGTGCATTTAGGTCGGCGCTTTATTAAAAAGATTATTCCTATCGCACCGCAGTCTTGCGTACACATTGAAACCGATGGCGTAGACAAATCGTTTCTTGTAGGAGAAGGTTTTATATCATGTCTTTAACCCCAGCACAAGAAGCTAAACTAAAGAAGTTTGCAGATGCGCGAAAGCATTGGCCTAAACAACAACTCGAATCTGTTCTGTGGCAAGTCAAATGGGCTCTGCAGGCCCTCCCACACCAAAAAGAACCAGACGACGGCGAGTACGATACTTTCCTCATGCTGGCGGGACGGGGATCTGGCAAGACACATACGGCGTCTCATTGGATTGGTATTCGTGCTTGGACCTATGACAACACTCGCTGGCTTGTCACTGCCCCAACCAGTAATGATATCCGTGCAACTTGTTTCGAAGGAGACTCCGGTCTTCTCAATATCATACCCAAAAGCCTTATACGAGATTACAACAAGTCCCTCTTTGAAATTACCCTCACAAACGGATCTCTTATTCAAGGCATCCCCGCCTCAGAACCAGAACGTTACCGCGGAAAGCAATTTCATGGAGCTTGGTTTGACGAGCTGTGCGCCTTCGAGTATCTTGACGACGCATACGATGGAGTACAGTTCACCCTCCGTCTGCGCGATCCTAGAATCCCGCGCGTCCAGCAAATCATCACCACCACACCAAAACCAAAAGAACTCATTGTCGACCTTGCCGAAGGAAAAATCGGTGGCGACGTCTACATGGTCAACGCGTCGTCATACGACAATCGGGCGAACCTCTCCGAGACATTTTTTAAACAGCTAGAGACATACGATGGCACCGACATTGGTCGCCAAGAAATTTACGGTGAAATCCTTGATCCCGAGCAAGCTGGTATCATCAAGCGCAAACAGTTTCGTATGTGGCCAGCTGGCAAACCATCTCCAACTTTGGAATATGTGATTGCCTCATATGATCCAGCCACATCCGAAAAGACAATGAACGACCCGACCGCGTGTACGATCTGGGGTGTATTTGAACAAGAAGACGCCGGTACGGCAATCATTCTCTTAGACGCATGGGACGAGCACCTATCATATCCACAGCTGCGTCGTAAAGTGATTGACGATTTCAAAGAAGTGGTGTACGGCGCGGATAACGACTTTGCAAAAGGCCGCAAAGCTGACCTGATTCTGATGGAGGATAAGTCAGCCGGTATTTCGCTGATCCAAGAACTGCAAGGCTCGGGTGTTCCGGTGCGCGGATATAACCCCGGACGTGCCGATAAAGTCCAGCGTTTGAACATTGTCGCACCATTGATTGCCAAAGGAAAAGTGTGGATACCAGAAGACCCAAAACAAAAAGGCGAGTTTGCAGAATGGGCAAAACGGTTTTTGCGTCAAGTTTGTTCGTTTCCCGAAGCTGGAGGCCATGATGACTATGTGGATTCTTTGTCACAAGCATTACGGGTACTTAGAGATTCTGGGTGGATCCAGCTCGATTACCTACCTGCACGCGATTATAACTATGCTGATGATGTATTAGGCAAGCGTTTTGCCAACCCATATGCGCAATAGGGCGGATTGACCCCCTTTATTGCATTAATATTAATAGGACAACCATGTCCACCAAATTCCCCAAATATCGAATAATCTATGGCAAACCCAATATTACCAATTCAAGCTGGAAATCATTTACCGGGCCTTGGTCACGATGATGATATTCTTGACGCGCAAGATCAAGAAGTGGAAATGGACGCCATTGAAGATGCGTTGGGATTAGACACCGATGAAGTTGAACAAGAAGTCATTGAGTTAGATGACGGCTCAGTTGTCGTCAACTATACAGAAAAACGCGGTCCACAAAAAGATCCTGAGTTTTATGAAAACTTGGCTGAAGTACTTGACGAAGGCACATTGCAATCAATGGCCATCGAGTATTTGGACTACATCGACGTTGACAAAGAATCACGTAAGCAACGCGACAAACAATACGAAGAAGGTTTACGCCGCACTGGCTTAGGCAAAGACGCGCCCGGTGGCGCAACATTCGATGGCGCATCCAAAGTGGTGCACCCTGTCATGGCAGAAGCCTGCGTTGACTTTGCTGCCTCTTCGTCAAAAGAACTTTTACCACCAGATGGAATTGTTAAGTCAAACATCAAAGGTGAAGCAGACCGCATAAAGAACGAAACTGCAGAACGTAAAGTCACCTTTATGAACTGGCAGTTGTCTGAACAAATTCCAGAATACCGTGACGAGATGGAACAGCTGTTGACTCAGCTTCCTCTCGGCGGTTCCCAATTCCTTAAGTGGCGCTGGGATAGCGAACAGCGCCGCCCAACTTGTGAATGGGTGCCGATTGATAACATCTATTTGCCTTATTCGTCTACCAACTTTTACACCGCACAACGCGTAACAGAAGTTCAAGACATCACTGAAGATACGTTCATGCAACGTGTTTCAGCTGGCATTTACAAAGACATCGATAGTCTTTACACATCAGACTCACCATTAACTGAGCAGACTCGTTCAGAAGCAGCTAACGATAAGATTGAAGGCAAAGATATGCCATCAAAGAATATAGATGGCTTGCGTCGTATTTATGAGATCACCTGCTTTATGCGTTTGGAAGATGATTCAGAAACCGAAGGCCGTCGCGCTCCTTACATTTTAACAATTGATGAAACCACAAGCAAGGTAATTGCCTTGTATCGTAACTGGGAGGCCGGCGATGACAAACTCGAAAAGATGGATTGGTATGTCGAGTTCAAATTTATCCCTTGGCGTGGAGCTTACGCTATTGGATTACCTCATCTTATCGGTGGTCTCTCTGCTGCTCTTACCGGTGCTCTGCGTGCTTTGCTTGACGCTGCTCACATCAACAACAGCCAGACACTTCTTAAACTCAAGGGTGGACGCATTGGAGGACAGTCTGATCGAATCGAGCCAACTCAAGTTGTAGAAATTGAAGGTGCTCCGGGCGTAGATGATGTTCGCAAGATTGCGATGCCGATGCCGTTCAATCAGCCATCTAGCGTTTTGTACAATTTGTTGGGTTGGTTAACAGATGCTGCTAAAGGTGTAGTAACTACCGCCGAAGAAAAGATTGGCGAAGCAAACAACAACATGCCTGTCGGTACAGCCCAAGCGCTGATCGAACAAGGCGCTAAAGTATTCTCTAGTATTCATGCTCGCTTGCACCGCAGTCAAGCCAAATCATTGGCAATTATCTCGCGTATCAATCATTGGTACATTGACGAGATGGACAACGAGTGCGGCCAAGAGATTAAGGTTCGTGACTTTGCGTACAACAATGATGTGCGCCCAGTATCCGATCCTAACATTTTTTCAGAAACACAACGCTTAGCCCAAAACCAAGCACTGTTGCAAATGGCAACATCTGCACCTCCCGGTATGTTTGATGTGCGTGCAGTATATCGCCGCGTATTACAACAATTAAAGATTCCCGCTGTAGAAGAAGTTTTACCAAACCCAATGGGCGCAAAAGAATCCAACCCAGCATTAGAGAACGTTGCCATGACAATGGGTCGTCCTGCTGCTGCGTATCCTGACCAAGATCATATTGCGCACATTAAGGTTCACTTGGAATATGCTGAAAACCCAGCTTATGGTGGCAACCCAGTTATTGGACCAACATTTGCTCCTCATGCATTAGAGCACATTAAGCAGCACTTGACATTGCACTATCTGCAATCCATGCGTGCTTATGTAGCGCAAGCATCTGGCGGACAAGATGTGCTTAATCTGCACCAAGAAAATCCATTGGATATTGAATCACAACAGGCTTTGGCTCTGGCATCGCAGATGGTCGATTCAGATGCGCGCGATACATTGACACCATACGTGCAAAAGATTCAAGCGTTGGCGCAAAAAGTTCAACAAGGCATGGAAGCACAGCGTCAACAAGCTGCTATGGCAGATCCAACAGCTCAGGTTCTTCTGCAAACACAGATGGCAGAAACTAAACGCAAAGCTGGCGAAGCGCAAGCTCGTATGCAACTAGATAACCAAAAAGATACGCAAAACTATCAGATCAAGATTGCTGAATTGCAACAGAAGATTCAAGATCTGCAACTTAAATATCAAGTTCAGTCTAGCATTGATGCAAACCGTAGCTCTACTCAAATTGCTATGGCGGACCTTAACAATTCATCGCGTGAGCGTATTGCTGAGATTGCAGCCCGTGCTGCTTTAACACAATCCCAGATTGAAGGGCAGCAAAGCCAAGATCAATTGGCTATGGAAGCATCACAGCAAGCACAAGCTGATTTACGCCAACATGGCATCGCGTTGCAACAGCAATATTTTCAGCACCAAGCAGACGTATCGCAACAAGCAGCACAAAACGCAGCAGCGCAGCAACAGCAAGATAACCAAGCAGCACCACAACCACAGCAGCAACCACCCACAGAGGAACAATAATGGCAAAAGATGAACTAGGTTTTCGTCAAACCTACAAACAAACTGGAGTTCAAAGCTCAGGCGGCGGCCCCGGCGAAACAACACTCGACAAAGGACCATCTGGTTCCCATCGCGATAACAACTGGAAGATTGGCGCTAAGCAAGTTAAGATGGCTAAAGACTCTAAAGTTGGTCCAGATAAGAATCTGAACGAAATCGGCGGCGGTAATTTCTATTAATCATTGGGGCGGAAAAGCCGCCCTAATTGCATTAATATGAATATGAAAGACTTTTTGTCACAAATTATCCAGCGTACGCGGGATGAACAACAGAAAATTGCAGAAGCTGTCACTGCAGGAAATAATGTGAACTCTTTTGATGACTACCAAAGATTGGTTGGTCGTTACGAAGGGTTCAAGCAGGTATTGGACATTATAAACGAAATTTTGACAGAGGATGAAGAAGACGATCTGTAAAGATCATAGGAGGTTGCCGGATGGCAGCATTTGATATCAACCAAAAAGACGAACCAGATTTACGTACGGAATTAGAGTGTTTTCCTGAAGTAGATCCCGGAGTCGATGTAGCTGGGGACAGAGTACTGGTGCAACTGCGCCGCGAAAAGACAACCAGCAAAGGTGGAATCATCCTTGTGGATGAAACCAAACAAACCCTACGTTTTAACGAGACTGTAGCCAAGGTAATCCAGATTGGTCCCCTTGCATATAAGTCGCCTGATACCTTAGAGCCTTGGATTGAAGGCCCATGGTGCAAAGTTGGCGATTTGGTAAGAACCATCAAGTACGGCGGTGACCGTTTTGTTATTAATCCTGACGATGACGGCGCCCCCGTGGTGTTTATTACCCTTCAGGCACGTGAAATCATCTCTCGCATTCGCAGTTTTGAGTATGCGCAGAAGATGAAGGCGTTTGTGGACTAATTTTGAAAGAAAATTATGGCAGAAAATGAAAAAGATGTTCCCGTTAAGGAACTAGAGGACGGTTCGGTCCTTGCTAAAGTAGAATTCCCCGAAGAACTTGAGTTAGAAGCGGGTGAAAACGAAGGCAAAAAGAAGAAAAAAGCAGAAAAAGACGAAGATCACGACGAAGAAGATGAAGAACTTCATGCTGCCGCTGATGATGAAGCAGCAGAAGAAGGCGAAACTGATGAAGAACGTGAGGCAATTCGCGAAGCTCGGCGTGAAGAACGCAAATTAAAGAAAGAGCTTAAGAAACAACGCGAAATTTCTGCAAAAAACAAGATTACAGCACTTGAACGCCGCAACGAAGAGCTTGCTCGTCGTTTGGCCGCAGTGGAAAGCACCGCATCATCGTATCAGTTTGCGCAAATCGACAAGGCTATCGAAGATGAAGCCGCTAAAGTCGAATATGCCAAGCTAAAGATGCTGCAAGCTGCCCAAACTGGTGATGCCGCCGGTCAAGTGGACTATTTGGAGCAGTTGACAGACGCAAAACAGCGTTTACAACAAGCCCAAGCATATAAAAAACAACAACTCGACGCTGCTAAGGCCCCTAAGCAAAATGTGCCTAACGAAATCAGCACAGAAGTTCAAGCCCAAGCAACAAGATGGCTAAAAAAGAACAGCTGGTACGATCCGCAAGCTCGAGATACCGATAGTAGAATTGCCAAAGTAATTGACCAAGAACTCGCAGCCGATGGTTGGGATCCAGCAGATCCTGAGTATTGGGAAGAGTTAGACAGTCGTTTATCTAGCCGCCTACCACACCGTTATACGGCAAAAGGTGGCTCATCACAGCGCAAAGCAGCAGGCCCAACGGCTTCTAGTCGTGTGGCCAACGAATCTGGCATGAAACCCGGTTCAATTCGCTTAAGCCCAGAACGGGTTCAAGCAATTAGAGACGCTGGTGCATGGGATGATATTGAAAAACGAAACAAAATGATCCGAGCTTATGCTTCGTATGATCGTCAAAATAAAGGTTAATGAAAAATGGCAAATACAAGAATTAAACGTGACTTAGATGATCGCATGGCCGATCGAGCACAAGAAGTAATGGAGCGTGCTACTACAGCAGCTCCTGATGACATTGCACGTCGTGAACGCCTTGATGCGTTTAGAGACAAGTGGGCAAATAGTGCGTTGCCCGAGATTCCGGCGGGCACAATCCCCGGAATGCACTTGTGTTGGTTGTCAACAACCAATACTTACGACAGTATCGACAAACGTATGGCGTTGGGTTATGAGCCAGTTAAAGCTAGTGAATTAGGAGTTAGCTTTGAAGGACTAGGC